ACAAACCTTGTATACAACTCCTGCTCCACACATTTCTTTGTTAGGGTAGGCACACATCTTAGGATTGATTGTAACGGCATAGGGAGAATATTCTGGTGCATCGTGATGGTCAATGATAAGAATGTCGATTCCCTTTCCTTTTACGAACTCAATTTGTTCATAGTCAGAAGAACCTGCATCTGGAACAATCAAAAGGTCGAACTCAAAATCCAATTCGTTGTAATAAATCCCATGCATTTTCTTTGCGTGATTGTTCCAAGTTACGTTCGTGAACCCACACTTTTTTAAATACAGATACATTATAGTAGCAGAACTAAGTCCATCGGCATCAGCGTCAACTATTATATGAACTCTTGAGTTCTTTAATTGATGCTTCTGTAATAATTCTACTGCTGATTGCATGTTCTCTAGTAACCAAGGTGGATTACATGAAGACTCAGAAGAAGATAAAAGGGCATCGAGATCATCGACGCCCCTATTCTTACCAATTTGCTCAAATAGACCGAAGACAAAATCATTGTCACCTAAAAGTTTGTATTTCATATTATTCCTCTCACCCTATAGGGAATTTGTTTTTCATTAGTCTTTCCAACACTTCAACACCCTTATCAGATGGAGAATCTTTATAACTCAGAATCCCCTCCGTGTCCCACAAAACATAAGTGTTCACATAAAGTGAAAACTTTTTCGCAAGTTTGATTATCCTATCTGCATAAGCATCTGACTCTGGAGAAAATGCACTTTGGTATTCTTTATCAAAAGCAATGAATACTTCTCTTATCTTCAATGATAATATCAGACTCTTCTGTGCATTTGTGATACTCCCACCACAAGTTGCTACTGCAAAATTATTATTTGGGTAGAAAGATTCACACTGCAATACAGACTTCTCAGATTCAAATAGCACTATCTTGCTGTGCCTTTTAATCGCACTTAGGTTCTCGTGTATACCGTATAGGTTTGCTCCAAGAGAATGGTTGTACAAGTCTCCCTGTAGTGTTAGTGGCATGTATTTTACGCCACTCTCTACCGCTCTTTCTTCAAGGTTCCTAACTCTTATTCCAATCAACTCTCCATCAATGCTTTTATGGGGAATTATTATTCTGTTATTTGAAGTGTCATATTTTATACCGAACTTCTTTGCGGACTCGTGAGTGATACCATCTTTCACCCAAGACTCATGAAGACCGTCAGTAAAGTAATTTAATACTCCACTATCATAAATTTTCACTTCTGGTACTGCTTCTTCTTTCTTCTCTGAAAGAAACTTGTATTTCTCAAACAGTTCCCAATCAGACTTCATACCATCTGATTCTCTTTCTGGTTCAGAAGATTGTAAACATTGAACCCCAAACATTTTAGCAACATAAGACAAAGACTCTACAAAACTACATCCCATTGTTTTAACTACTAGTTCAAATATATCGAAGCATCCGCAATTCGTATAGCAAGTAAAAATTTTGGAATCCTTGTAGTAATAGAGTTTGTGAGAATTTCCATTGTGACACACTGTTTTAAAAATTAGATTGCCGTAGTTGTCTGTTGTGTAAGTATCGCTTCCTAATTTGTTCAAGAGTGTTATTACGTTCTCTTGTGTTATTTGTTCTTTAACTGCATCTGCTTTAAAACCAGTCACTTTGCTCCTCCTCTTTTACAGCCTCTTCTTGAGAAGCAAGAATTTCCATCGGTTCTTCTACATTTTCTTCAAGGATGATTTCAATATTTGTATCGTCTACATTCAAAAGTTCATAGTCATTATTAGTTACGAAGCAATCTGTCCACCGTAAAGTCCCTGCGTCAAAAAATACCCACAACTTAACTTTTGACAACTTACTTCTTCTCGCTTTGTAAACGTGTACGCAAGCATTTGGTTCTCTACACCGAAGAGAATGTACTATTGGTGTTATTGCTTCCCTGTCTTTGGCATTTAAAGGTAGAGTAGCATACCCTATGTCAATTTTGTCTGCTAGACTCTTTGCGGCTCGTAAGACTCCTTGATCGATAACAGTTGCTGTCTTGTATGAGTCATTCACCTGTGTCGCTGTGAAGATAAAAACATTTAAAGTATTAGCAAGGAATTTCAACTTGTCGATAGCAAGCAGAAGAATGTTGTCCTCTCGCATTTTAACACCACCTGTTTTATGTGCCATTTCTGTAAGAATCTTTACAGAGGCGAACAGGTAGTCAAAAAATACAAACCCTACACTGTGAGAAAACTTATGCTTCTTGATAATGTGTTCAAGAGTGTCTATGTTGAACGATGGCATATATTCAATATAGAAATTACTCTTTTCGATTATATCAATTGCTTCATCAACTCTTTTTTCTTCTCCTTCTTTATACTTACCATCTAATATTGCTTCCTCGTTTACCCCTGATACAAAAGCAATACACATCGTTTGGATTTCACTAATTTCCAACTCTGTCGTTATGAAGAGTGTAGGTTCATCACAGCCTGTGCGATCCCAGTTCCCAGTTTCTAAATTGTAAATCCAAGGTATTGAAATTGTCAAGGCATCGGCAACTGCACTTCTGGTTTTCCAGAAACCACTTGGAGCAGACCTCATGTATAATTTTTTAAGCCTTGCTCCTCTACAGATTGTCGTTAGTTTTTTAGAAGCAAGATTCATACCAAACTCTGGTGCAATTTTCAACTCTTCCTTGAGCCTCTTTAGGTCTTTTCCTGCTTGTACTCCATAACCATCAGAATTGTCTGCGTTAAATTTTTCTTTTATTTCATTTAAGTCTTTCTCATATTTTTCAACCATGTCAGACAAACTCATTGCGTAAAAGTCTCGTTCTACTTTTTCTTTTCTTGCAGGATTGCTTTCAGTAACATCAAAGATTCTACGAGTATCGAACCTCTTCTCTTTTAAGCATCTTAACATGCTAAACTTTTTTAATGTATTATAATAAACATCGAAGTTCTCTATTTCCACATTGGTCATGGCATATTGAACCCAGCCTGCTCCATTTGTTTCTAGGTAAAGTTGATATTGTTGTTCATATTTAACAAGATAGCTGTCAATGGTCATGTAACTGAAACTTTGGACTCCGCTTTTTACCATATTTTCTATTGAACTAAACATTATCTTATGGAAGGGTTCTGGAAAGTCTTCTACATTGAGTTTGTATTTCTCTTCAAGCAACAAAGAAGGTTTGGTAAGCAATGCTCCTAACACTTGTATTGTTGCCATTACATCTTTTTCTAAAATTGGCTCTTGACTTTCAAATTTTTTCATTAATACCCCCTTCCTTACAATTTAGAAATGTCGATTAAATTATTTGATGTAGAAGGTTTCCGTATTTTCACCTCTACTCTTTTAGAAGTAGGTACAAAATCTTTGTTCTTTTCTTTTATTCTCGCCATTTCCTTGAAGAATTCTCTTGCTTCATCATAAACAAAAGGAACAATCCCAATACCTTTAACATCTTCTTTCAATTCCCTTTCTTCAAGTTCAAAAAAATAATATAGCGTTGCACGAATTCCGCTTGCCGTGTATCCGTTTGTTTTAGTAAAGGTAGAGATTTGCTCACTCATCAGTGGGGTCAGTGTCTTGATTCCGAAGAGTTTACATACATACTGGTTTAATTTAGTTAATTCATCGTCACCAGATTCCATATCGTCAAGCATTTTTTCAAAACACTTTACATGATACTTCTTCCCTTTGTATGTTTTCCCATCTTCTTTTGTTCCCATATATGTCTTACAAAAAGGACAATTAGCCATTTTACTCTCCTAAGCAAAAAGCAGGGAAGGGGCAAACCCTCCCCTGCTGTCTTTGTTAGTCCATCAGGTCTTTTAAGTCATCAATAATCAGTTCAAGTTGTTGTGTCTGTGAGGGGGTTGCATCTTTTACTGAGGCATCCTTGCCAAGATATTTTTCGACAATGGCTTTATACTCGTCCATCTTACCAAGGTCACGAAGTTTCGTAACTGCGGTTTTGATTTCTGATATAAGTTCTGCGAAAGGTTTAGAGGCTGTTTTACCAATAGCCTTAGCCTGTGAGCTATCTACGGCTTTAAGTTTGTCTGCCCTCTCTTGCGCCTCTGTCGCAACACGCATTGCGTCTTGTAACGCTTCTGCGCTGAACTCTTTAATGTAAGATGGGAAAAAATCAAAACGTGTGCCTGCAAGATACTTTCTTGTGTTCGTAAAATAAGCAGAAGATTTGATTTCCACTCCGTTTTCATCTAAACCATTAGGCTGGACAAAACAAATGATATCAACTAAATCTACACAAACATCAATCATTCGTTTTTCACCACGAGGATATATTTTTGTATACTCTTCTCCATTTTCGTCTTTAAAGTCTCGTGTCCCCTCATGAGAAATAAAGTACACAGTGTAGTTTACAGACGTAAGTTGGTTGATTGGTTTCCAGATTTCTGCTGAGAATTCCTTCCACAAGCCAAAGTTTCGATTCCCAGAGGCGATTGTTTCCACCCCGTATTTAGAACAGGTGTATTCTTCGCAAAAACGAGCGGCGGCTTCTATAGTGTCTACAATAATCGTCTGATATAACCCTTGAGCCTGTTCTAGTGTCTCAGGACGAGTTAATTGTTTCACTACTTGTAAGAAGTCGCTCCACTTTTGAATATTAGCGAAAGGAATATTACCCCTATTGCCAAGTCCTGCCTCAAAACCAATGTAATATGGTTTTGGAAGATTAATCCCTGTCAATGTTTTTGCTGTCCTATTGCTTCCATAAACAAGCAAACTACGACCTTTTAAATCTTTAGAAATCACTGAAACTGTAGGATTAAAAATATCAATCGGCATTGTTCCCCTCCACCATCTTTTTCTCTTCAATACTTTTTTCGTATTGGAATTCTTCCATTAACTCATTCATCATAAAATTATATCGATTACTAAATTTTCCATAGTCGAAATTCATAATTTCACAAAATTCAACCAAAGTAGAATATCTTACTCCTGCATGAGTTATCATTTTATTGCTTCTTCTGTTTCTTGATTGCCCCTTAAAGGTTGTCCAATGACAATTCTCTTTGCAATATCCTTTGTTGTTGTCTATCCTATCTAGTGTTGTATATTTTTCCCCATTGATTTTAATAGACTCTTCAAAAGATTCTCCCATGTCTTTTCTAAAATTGTTGAAATCTTCCCATTCTGAGCAAACCCTTATTCCTCTATCATAGTAATCTTTTCGATGTTTTTTGGCAGATGAACATCCTTCTCGTCCAGAACATCTTCCTTTCATTCCTGCCCAAACGCAATATAGTTTACTGCGCTTCGTTTCTGGGTCTTCATATTTACTATTTGCGATAGAACGATGCTTATCAGAACATTCTGGGCATCTAACTCTTGTACCATTTCTTAGTTTTCCAACACCAAAAATCACTTCTGCCCCACAATCACATCTACATTTCCAAAGAGTTTCACAATTGCTTTTTTGCCCCACTCTTTCTAATACGATTAAACTGCCAAATCTTTCTCCTGTTAAGTCTAAAAAAGCGCCCAACTTATCTCCTTTTCTTACACTAAGGGGAGCAACCTATGCCCCCCACTTCCTTTTGTTTAGAAATCGAATTCTTGTGCTTTCTTAGATGTAGTGGCAGTAGATGTCTTAGGCTTATTACCCTTTGCCTTTAGGGTTTCAAGATATGCTTCCCTTTCAGTAAGTGCGACCTTGATTGCCTTTGAATCCCACGCCTTTGTGTTATCATCATCGGGGTCATAAGCAGAAGGGTTCCCATTACTAATTACGAGCGCACGAACGTACTTAATCGTAATCTCCTCTTGAACACCACCAAATCCTTCCTTACGCTTAACTTCCTTTTCTGCCATGTTTACTAACGAACCTGCAAACATAGTAGAGTCACCTCTGTTATAGTTATTAAGTACAAAATCTGCGACAGCAGGAGCAACTGAGAATGTGATTGGGACAACCCTTCCACCATAAACTGGAACAATAAGGTCTACAAAAACTTTATCATCCTTCTCTCTTACTGCATTAATGAAACCTTCAACTTCAAAGTTTGCACAGAAATCAACTGGCCCACCTGTCTTGATGCTGTTTACAAAGGTTGCTGTTACACTCCAACCAGAATGTAGCGTACCGTCTTCTCCGTAATACTCATTAAGTCCAAGCCTTCCGTTTGTAACTACTACTCTAGTGGCACGAGATTCATCCCAACCATTCGTAGCGCAATCAGCAAGGGAAATGTACTCATTTTTAATTGTGTTTGTGGAAGTAAAGATACCGCTATCCTTGCCATCCTTGGTCTTCTCATTAGCGAACATATTGACCCTATGTGCGCTGTTTGCGTCTGTTTGAATAATCAAATAGCCACTAATGTACTTGCCCTTATCTCCTGTTTTGATTTCAAGACTCTTTTCTTTGAGTACACCTGCCAATTTTACGGAGTTAACTGCCTCGCGAATAGTTGCTTGTTCCATGTTTTTTCTCCTTTAATTAATTTAATTGATTATTCATCAATTTTTTTAATGGTTTTTTAGTTGCTCTTTTAAATCCTTTTGGTTGAAGCAACTCTTCTTCGTTCCATCCATAATCTAATCTGCAAGTTAAAGCAGAATGTGTGATACCGATAATTTTAGCCCATTCCATAGCCGTCTTCGTTTCGTCTTTGATTGTGACAAGGCGGTTGTTTTCTCTGTTGTTCGCTTGAGTTACCATGTCTACCCATCTGCAATTTTGTGGTGAATAGTCTCCTTTATAATCTATTCGATCTATCGTTAAATTTTCTAAATAGCCATTTTCCATAGACCAGTTATAGAAACTAAGAAAACCATTCTTTTTATCGCTCCACTCTTCGCAGATGGATATTTGTTTGTCGTAATAATTTTTATGTGCCGTATCTTTTGGGTTGTTGCATCTTTGTTTTATACCAACATAAATTCTATAAATTCTATCATAAGACATCCCATGCCTGTGGAAACCTTTTATGCATCCACAACTTTTTGTATTGCCACTTCTTAAGTCTGCCCCCCTTACTTCTGTTTGGTTTCCACAAGTGCAATCACAAAGCCATATAGCACGTTTTGTTCCGTTTGGGTCAATTTCACTGTTTAATCTTTTTAAAACAGTTAAATTGCCAAAAACTTCACCAGACATGTCTCTTATTGTTAGAATTTTTTTACGAGGCTTCCTGTCTTCTTCTCTTAAAGTTAAGAATTCTCCATATAATTTAAATCTTTTATAGTGAGTATCACAATAACCAAGAGCCTTCGTTTTTCTGTCGCAATCTTCTACTTTACATTTTTTAAATTCTTCACCCAAAATTAACTCCTTTCAAAAGGCAGATTTTATTACACAAACATATGTATCATCAACTCCTTTTCTGTAGGGATATCTATATTATAACACAACAGAGGAAGATTGTCAAATGGTTTTCTTGGCTTTTTTAAGTTTCTCTCCGATATATGCTTCTATGAAGTCATGACCTTTGAGTAGATTAGCCATTAAGAACCAATTGAATATAGGAATTAAAAACCTCACTTCCCCTATAGTTTCCCGAAATACTATTTTCTTGTTCTTCTTGGAGAGTTCTTTGTTACGCCAAAAGATTCCTAAAAGTAATTGATTAATGACGAACCAAGGATAGAGCCAAGTTAAAATAATTGCGATTAGGACTAGATAGTTTGTAATAAAAAGTACCTCCTTTTTTTAATTGGGTGCAGACCAACGAATCGAACATTGTTTTTTGGCTTATGAGGCCACTAAGATAACCATACCTCCCGTCTGCGTGGTGTCCAATAACGGTTACGATCCGCTGTCAAAGCCTTATAAGGACT